GGTATCAACTATCCCAGATACAGTTCCTCCTGTTAAATAAGAACCTCCAGCCAACACAGCATTGCTAATGTCCTTCCAAAAAACCGAGTTCGAAGCGCTCATCCAGTTTGAGCCTTCGTTGCCCACAGTTAAGTCTTGATAGTTTTCCAAGTCCAGTCCATCGCCCTCTTGCCATGATTGTGAAACCGCTAGCACAGTTAAAGTATAATCTCTAGGCACCGTCTTGGAGTGTTCTGCATTGTGCATACGCAAATAAAAGCTAACACTTCCGCTGGCTGGCACGTCACCGTTGGTCCTGTCAGAAGAAATGTCCGTCACGGGAAACTTGATAAGAATTCTGGAAAGCTCTTGCGAGCTTGTCGTTACACGGCCATAGATTGAAAAAGTTTCTAATACGTCGGAGGCTCCGGCATTAGCGCCGGTACCACGCGTTATTAAATTTGGCTCGTAAGCATTGACTACGGTATTGTCAGCCGAAGCTGTATATCTTTTAATTGCCATTACACAACTTTTCCTCTAATATCTGTATTGGGGTATTTAATTTCTACTAGCGCGTTAGATGGTACTATTACATAGCTGCCATCAGGAGACAAATTGGCATTAATATCTATGTTAGCCGATGTGTAGTTTGCGCCGGTTTTGCTGGACACTGTTACTTTTGTCACGTCCAAAACTCCTGTTACATTTTTTAACTCTGTGTAAATATCGCTAATGTAAAAAGGCTCCCCAATGTAATAAGCAGTCTCATACTTTGCTGACAATGCCGCAATGGCATCATCCAGCAAGACAAATTTGTCCACACCTGTGGCGGCTTTTATAATGAAGTCTATGCCAAAATTTAAGATATAAGCATCTAAAATATCTATTGTATCGTTAATCATTCTATATTGGTTTAGCCAGGTTTTTAAATTCTCTTTAATGGTACTGTTTGCCGTTGTTAATTTTCCTGCACTGTCTTCAGAAATAAGATATAAGTTTAGATTTCTCTTCTGCGCTTTGGGGTCTTTTTGCACAGAACATCGCTTTATAGAGCCAAGTTTAAGAGGCATCCTATATGTAATATTTTCGTAGTCCGCCTGAGTTACCGCTCTATCTTGAGTGGGGAAAGTATCAAAAATCCTTCTCTTAAGCTCATCCGACGTCGGCGTAGAGACATCTCCAATAATCGGCTCTTCGTTCGACACCTCAAGGGAGTTGGTAACGGTTTGCTTTTTCGCAGCAGTCAACGTGTCTGGAAAAGAAAATTCCACTAGTGCGTTTGTAACAGTATTTAAGCCTGCCGTGGCCACGTTCGCGTTTGTAAGGCTTGTCAGCCTATAGCTAACTGTTAGCGTCGTATTTGACGGCACAATACCCAAGCTTTCACTTTTTGATAGTCTTGTTGGATCAAAGGTTGTATCTGTTATATAAGCTTTTCCAAAAGTATTAATAGCCACCGATTGTGGATCTGCCACCACATCCGAGGCACCTGCTTTTCCGCTGCCAAATTGTAAATAAGTACTGGTTCCGTCTCTCTCGACAACAAATTTTCTAGATACCAAATAAGGCTTTAGAATAGAGGGGACATTATCATTTCTGTAATTGGTATTGGCGATCTCTTTTAATACCATATCTTGAGCGAGGTAGTCTACCTCAAAATATTCATTTCCCTGAGCATCAGTAACTGATATTATTTCTGCTATATTATTTGCCGAAAGCTTCGCTTTCAAAAATCTTTCATATGCGCCAACTGATATTGTTTCTTCTGAAAAGTAGCCAGAAACCACGGTTCCAGTTGCCCTAATCGCAAAATAGGAGGGCGCGCCTGTTGAAGAGTCGACAGCTGCGACGACAGTAATGTTGCTGGAGTCTGAAAATTCAACGTTCTCCGTCAAAACAAAGTTCAAACCAGTTTTCGAAGTAAAGCGGGTACCCCTTTTAACAATCGGAATATAATTTGTATCAGGGCCGATGCCAGAGGCCGATGCTGGCACCAGCACATACAAATTGACAGTGCCATATGTAGACGCGGATACTTCATCTTTATAGCCAAGAATTCTTCCATGACGTAAAATATTTTCATATTGGTAAGCTGTATCTAAGAATGTTTCGTTAACATTGTAGTCTAAATAAAAGGATAACTGGTCTCCAACATATGCAACAGCATCTATCATCAAGGCGCCGAAAGATGCCTCGCTCCAGTCTTTAAAAGAATCCGGATATAACCTCTCGGCCAATTCCATTAAGTCTTCGCGAATCGTATTGAACTCACGGTGTGTGTAGTCGATTGGTACTATTTTGTTTTGATCGTCTGCCATTAAAAACCCTCTTTTTTAAGTAGTTAATTCTAATAAATCTGTAGTTCCTATGCTCGGAATAGCATATTCTATGGAAATGCCCAGATAGTTACTATCAGGGTCAGTGACGCCAAACAAAATATTACGAATTTGAACCGCCGGCATATAAATTCCGACCTGCTCTCTAATTTTGCTATCTATCTGTGACGTTGTATCTTGGCCAAAATTCTCAAAAAGGTATCTGGAAAGACCTACGCCAAAATTGGGTTCCATGACCCGCTCTCCGGGGATGGTGAGTATAAGCATTTTTAAATTTTGTTTTACCAGGCTGTTAATGGTTTTAAGCATTTTAAAGCCATCTGCTGAATCTAACTCCAGCGGAAGAGCAATTCCAAAAGAAGCCATAGTTTTTTACCTCTCCTTGTAATTATCACCTAATCTTTTTCTTCACACATTTCATCGTTCGCATTAAAAGGATTTGTGCGAAGCATTCTCTTCTTCCACCACGGAAGAAGGTTTTGACCCGCTTTTACTTTAAATCTTTGTTTGAATTCGCTGGTTATAATCGTGCCCGGGCTGTCTGAAGAATCATCGGGGGCGCCAGGATCGAACGTTCTAGAATTGTAATAGCTCTTGAAAATCTTTTTAATTCTGCTTTTAGAATTTCTTAATAATTCTTGATCCCACGAATCCCATTCTCTAACGAAAAGACTTCCAAATGGCCCCGGATCGCGATCTAATTTACTTGCCCAAGCGCCTTCTTCGCCTGATGCTGAAACCGTAGCTACACCAGTATCTTCATCGAAACTCACGGCAACGCCCGGCTTGGTGTCCAAACTTGAATCTGAACCAACCGTGTCCCCGTCTTCTGCAACCTTCTCACCAATTGAAGGTAGAAACGCCAAACCATTATAAATGGCCAATGTGGCTGCAATTTTCTTTAATGGAAAAATATATTGCGCGACTAACTTAAATTTATCGTCTTCTTTGAGTTTGTTGATCAAGCACAATAGTAATTTACTATCACCTTCAAGTGGGTCGACTTGGCTATACACAACATCTAGCGCATCTACTTCAACATCTGTTATGTGAACTTGAGTTCCATTAATTATAACAGAAAAACTTAAACCATGCCTCACTCCCAGCTCGCCTTCAAGACCAACAACTTGTCCGTTGCTATCTGTCACTAGCTCTAAAGTTCCCGGGTAGATATCTGAAATATTTTGGCCAGTAGAGCCGACGCCTGTAATTTTACTGACAGCATCAGCTGGTGAATATTGGGTACCGTCAATACTAATATATTTTTCGATAACAAATGGCTTGCTAGTGTCACTAGTGTCAATATCAACGCTTCCATATTCTGTAATATCCCCAATTGGGACGATGATCTTGTTCGCCATTGGAGTTAAGGTGTCGTGTTCAATTGTATCTGAATGAGCTTCTCCAACCATGTAAACAGGGTTGCCGTCAACTGTATTGACATGATAATACCCTACATATTTGGTACCATCTGGTAGCGCAAATTCTCTCCCAGTTGTATAGTGTCCCTCCCCTTCGGTGGGCAAGTTTGAAAACTCTTCTTTAATTTCTTGATCAAGTGTTAGATTCTCGCCACCCTGAGATAGATTTTGAAGGAGATAATAATCTAAGTCGTATACATCCGGCGACATGCCTACAATTTTAAGGTTTTCTATAAACCTCTCGCCCATAATATTCAACTGTTCGACAACAAGTTCCTTCAAAACCATCTTGGCGTCTTCTTCTGTGGCTTGAACCGCTTCAAGATTTTTCTCTTTTCTATGACTTTTTAATGTTTCAAATGTCCCAGCGTCTCCATCTTGGCGAGCGCGCTTCATATCTTTTTTGTATGGATAATGAAACTTCTCCTGCTTATCATTAAGCCGCACTAGCGCGTCTACAACCGAAGTTGGGGGGTCACTTATTTCTCCATTATCCACACGACGAGAGTATAGCTGCACGGACTGTTCCAAGAACGCATACCAGAATTCAGTATCCTTAAACGGGTTGAACATTTCCCATCCTGCTTTTTGCGCGTCCCTTAAGGACGATTCCATCTCTTCTACAATGTAAGCTGCGTAAATATTACTAAAAACATCTGGAAACTTTGGATTGAATTTAGTGAATGTCGCCATCGATTTGATAAAGAAAGTACTCACATAAATTCTAATAGCGGCGCTAATAATACTCTCCAGGCCGGCGGCAGCAGATCGATCCAATATTCTCGCATACGGAGTCTCCACCACGCAATCTGGATCTGATTTTAAGCGCTCATCCACCGGGATAGTGGGATAAGAATTTTCTACTTTTTGTTGAATACTTTCAAAATCGATCAGATCTGTCCTGTATGGCTTGCATGGACTTAAATCTGGAAACATCACATCTATAAACCCAAGCCAGCCTTTGTTTTCTAGAGGTTTAATATATAATGGCGGGTTCATATACGAGCCGCCAAAAGTGTTGGGGTCGAGATAAATCACTCTGTTATTGTCTTCATCATTATATTGCATCCTGCTTATGCCCATAATTTGATCATCGTTTTTAATCAGTCGGGTGCTCCCGTCATCATCAGTCACTTCTGCTTCGTAATAGTTTGTTCCACCGGGTGAATTTGTTTGGCCACTATCCACTACGTATTCAACATCATCAAAAGATAAATCGTCATAAGCTGCCCCGTACAGAAAAGCATCTTCATTATCGGCAATTAAGCCTATAAAATTTTCTGTTATAGAGGACATTATTTCATCATGGCTACTTTTAATATTATCCGCCGCTATAGACTGGCCGGCCTCCTTTATCATTTCTTTCAAAAGAACAATTTGCGGAAGGTAGCGCTGGTAGTTATTAAAAGTGGAAAGAAATTTGGGGTATGGCGTCAAATCCACATCATCAAAAGTATCATCAGTTGCCAAAAATTCAAATTTTGATTCAGTAATCTCAATAACTTCTTCATTGTTCGGCTTTAAAATACTGATAACGGTGTCATATGTCAACATCATGACAGGTACCAAAGAGGCCAATTCTGTTTTTAAATCACCTTTAGCGTTATATTTTCCAGTAATTTTAATTCTGGCGTTGTCATCAAAGCGGTTATGAATGGTGGCGATATCATCTCTTACGGTACCACGGCGAGTGCCTACGCCCTCTTGTGCTGGTGGGCCAAAAAGAATATCAGACAAATAAAACCCTATTTCGAATCCATAATTAAACATGCCATCTACATCGGACAGGCCCTTTGTGTTGTCTTTATAAGACAAGGTTAGGTCCGGATCTTCTTTTCTAATCTTTTCTAAATAAACCACCTTCTCGTTGCTAAAGTCGGCACGAACTTCTGTGTTGTATCCCAAATTTGGCAGCTTTAACAAATCCATGCCGCCAGCAAAAGTGGTAATACCTGCGTCTTCAAAAGATTTTGTATATTTTTTTTCATCCTGCACTGAATTGCCAGAAGAAAAGTCAGCTGTTAATTCTGTTTGCATGTAGTCTTCTAGCCATGCAGCAACCTTATATGGAAAGGCGCCCAGCTGCCGCTCAATACGAGGAGGGTTAGGAAAGAGAGCTGCGAATATACCGCCGACTGCGCCCAGTTCCGCGGTGTCATCGTCTGTTTCCGGATCAACGTAAAAATCAACATAACGCCTTCTATTGGAAGCTTTTCTCATGTGAGCAGTAAAGGGCTGGCCCATGGTATCTGAAAGAATCATATTGAGCAGTCCCCAATTTGCTTCCCCGGGACCGTTGCCAAGCATGTCGGTTGCAAAGTCTACTCTTAGCTGCCC